GCACTTAAAGGTGGCGACGACATGGGCGACGACATGAAAGATGCGATCGATCCAGAATTAGCCACAGTACGTGAATACGTAGAAAAAGTCGGAAACGCTAAAATGGGCGACAACGGTGCTAACACCAAATCTATCGTAGCAGGTAAGAACGACATGGGCGGCACTACTGCTAACATCGTTCGCGGAGACACAGCAAATGATGGTGAAGTTGGGGCCGGTAGAAAAATCAAAGGTTCCGCTCTAACCGATCAGAATCCAAAAGAAGACAATGCTGGCAACATCAATGTTCCGGGCGGTAAAGCAGGTAATGCTTTCAGCAAGAAAGAGCCTGGACATGGCGCCGAAAAGAAAGGTGCTGCTGAACAAGCTGATAACAAGCAAAGCCTTTTCCGTGGTCGTAGGTAATAGGACGCCAAGGTGAAAAACTACCTATCAGAACATCTGAGTTTCGACCAGGCCAAGATTGTATTGGAGAGCGAAGAAGAACAGGGGGGCGGTAAAACGCTTCACCTGAACGGTATCTGTATCCAAGGGGATATCAGAAATCAAAACCAACGTGTTTATTCTTCTCAAGAAATTGGCAAGGCTGTCAAAACGCTCAACGAGCAGATCGCTGGCGGATACTCCGTGCTAGGTGAAGTTGATCACCCGCAGGATTTGAAAATCAATCTAGATCGTGTTAGTCATATGATTACCAAGATGTGGATGGATGGTCCTAACGGCTACGGAAAACTTAAAATCCTCCCCACTCCAATGGGTCAATTGATTCAGACCATGTTAGAGTCGGGAGTCAAGTTAGGCGTATCGAGCAGAGGTTCCGGAGAAGTCGACGGAAGTGGTAATGTTAAAGATTTTGAAATCATTACCGTCGATGTAGTAGCACAACCTTCCGCCCCGGGCGCCTATCCAACACCAGTATATGAAGGCCTCATGAACACCAAAGGAGGCTACCAGGCATTTTTAACAGCAAATGAAGTTCAAGGCGACCCTAAGGCACAGAAATACATAGCAGAGAGCCTGAAACGGATTATTTCAGGACTCAAATAAAAGGAGAATCACATGCTAGATTTCGTAAAACAGTTGTTTGAAAACAATGTGATTTCCGAGGAAATGAAATCGGAGATTGAATCTGCTTGGCAAAGTAGAATTCAAGAAAACCGTGACCAAGTCACTGCTGAACTACGTGAAGAGTTCGCACAAAAATACGAACACGACAAGACTGCAATGGTGGAAGCTGTCGAATCGATGCTGAGTGATCGTCTACAAGCAGAGTTATCTGAACTTGCAGAAGATCGTCAAGGATTGATCGAGGCTAGAGCCAAGTATGCTAAGAAAATGAAAAACGATTCTAAAGCAATGGAATCATTCGTTCTTCAAAATCTTAAGAAGGAACTTGCAGAATTACACGAAGATCGCAAAGCAGTCGCAGATAATGTTGCTAAACTAGAATCTTTCATCGTGGATGCCCTAGCGAAAGAAATCGCAGAATTCCATACCGATAAGAAAGACTTAGCCGAAACTAAGGTACGATTAGTGCGTGAATCAAAGGCTAAGTTTGAACAGATCAAGAAAGAGTTCGTCCAGCGTTCTGCTAAGATCGTCCAAGAAACAGTCGCAAAAGGACTGCGTTCTGAGATGGTACAGTTACGCGAAGACATAGAAGCAGCTCGAAGAAATGACTTTGGTCGCAGGATTTTTGAAAGTTTTGCCAGCGAATATGCTGCAAGCCACTTAAATGAAAAATCTGAGACTGCTAAACTTTTACAGGTCGTAAAAACCAAAGAAGCAGAATTAGAAGAAGCAGCAAAGATTGTTGCAGAAACACAAAAATTAGTCGAAAATCGAGAACAAGAAATCCGTGTTATGAAAGACATGGCTTCTCGCAAAGAAGTAATGAACGAATTGCTAGGCCCCTTAACAGGCGACAAACGATCGGTCATGAAAGAATTGCTTGAATCGGTTCAAACAGAAAAACTACGAGGCGCTTTTGACAAGTACTTACCAGCCGTCATGGATGGAGGTGTACCAGCGAAAAAAGCACTGACAGAAGGCAAAGAAATCACAGGCGATAAACAACAGGCACAACAATTCAGCAGCGAAGAAAAAACTGCTGAGATATTTGACATCCGCAGGCTTGCGGGACTAAAAGTTTAAGGAGAACTATAATGTCACAACTACTCGAGTCACGCTGGTCGGAAACCAAAGAGGCCCTGTTAGAAGGTCTACAAGGTAACAAGCGTACAGTGATGGCAGCTACTCTAGAGAATACCCGCAAGTATCTCGCAGAAAGTGCTACCGCTGGTGCTACATCCGCTGGCAACGTTGCAACCCTAAATCGTGTGATCCTTCCAGTGATCAGACGTGTGATGCCCACGGTCATCGCTAATGAACTAGTTGGCGTTCAGCCAATGACTGGTCCAGTTGGTCAGATCCATACTCTACGTGTTCGCTATTCTGATACATTCAGCGGCGGTGCTGGTGGTTCTACCACGGCCGGTGAAGAAGCACTAAGCCCATTCAAGATCGCTGAGGGCTATTCCGGTGTTTCGCCTGGTAAAGCCGATGCCACAGCAGCAAAAGAAGGCGTCGCTGGTAACAGACTAAGCATCCAGATCTTGAAACAGACAGTCGAAGCCAAGACACGTAAATTGTCTGCTCGTTGGACGTTTGAAGCTGCCCAAGATGCACAAGCCCAACAAGGCATCGACATCGAAGCAGAAATTATGGCTGCTCTAGCACAAGAAATCACTGCTGAAGTTGATCAAGAAGTCCTACGCAGTTTAGCGACTCTAGCAGGATCTCAGAACCAAGTGGCTTATGACCAATTGCAAGTTTCTGGTACTGCTACATTCGTTGGTGATGAGCATGCTGCCCTTGCTGTTGCTATCAATCGTGTTAGCAACGTGATCGCTCAGCGTACACGTCGTGGTGCTGGTAACTGGGCAGTTGTTAGCCCGCTGGCATTGACAATTCTTCAATCTGCTACTACAAGCGCATTTGCTCGTACCACAGAAGGCACATTCGAAGCACCTACAAACACCAAGTTTGTTGGTACATTGAATTCTGCTATGAAGATCTATGTTAACACATATGCAGAGAACGACACAGTTCTAGTTGGTTACAAAGGTTCTAGCGAATCTGATGCAGCAGCATTCTATTGCCCATATATTCCATTGATGAGCAGTGGTGTTGTGCTTGATCCATCAACCTTCGAACCAGTAGTTAGCTTTATGACACGTTACGGATATGTTGAGTTAACAAACACAGCATCATCTCTAGGTAACGCTGCTGACTACCTAGGTACTGTAACTATCGCTAACAGTTCATTCACCTAATCAAAGGTACAAACATATTTTTTATGTTTCAAAAAGCCCCGCAAGGGGCTTTTTGTTTGATGTAAATATCAGTATGGAAATCCATACTGAAAAAGATTTTACAGAACTTAGACAATATATCAACAAATTATCTAAAAGATTTCCTATGTTTCGACACGATGTGGCACAGATAGAAAAAATCACAGAAGAGCATATTAAAAATCACAGCATAGCCTTAGTATATTATAGGCAGACACGCCGTAAGATTTATCTAGAAAACGCTCAAACAGAAATAGATGGAATAAACAGAGTCTTGTCTATAGTAGGAAAGTTGGAACTGATGGCTATGCTGAGCCAAGGATAAATAAAGTATCTAGAATGATTTATGCGGTAACCCACCGCGTAGACCTAGAACGTCAACATAGAGGAGAAAACAAATGGGACGTCCAGTTAAAAGAGATGTGAACGGAGTATTAGTATTTGGTGATTACACAACCACAGCAGTTGGTATTAGAGCCGATGCTTTTTTTGGTGGCAGTCTTAGAGATGACGTGTTCGTTATCAAACAAAGAGGTGCAAGAAGTTACAGGGTAGAAGACAAATCCGACAGTACTAAAGCAAATTGCGTGTTAGTCAGCGGTACTCCAGCAGCCAATGGGGAAATGAGAATAGTTGGGTATGTAGGCGGAGATCCGGGAGTATCTGGATCAGAAAGAGCACTGCGCAAAATTTTCAAAAGAACGGCTACAGATTTTAGCAATAACAGATACAGATGGTATCTACAAAATGACTCTTCAGCAGATTACATTGTGCTGACAGCGATCTAATAGGTAAACGTCATGGGTCAGTTCATCCAAATTAACGGCGACTATAACATCAAAACCGCAGAAGGCGGTAAGATAAAGTTTGACACTGGCCCAGGTATCGGAGAAGTGCGTATCACTGGTGACCTAGTGGTCGAAGGTGATACGCTGACAGTATCTGCAGAAAATCTACAGGTACAAGATAATATCATCACACTTAATTTTGGAGAAACCGGAGCAGGAGTCACAGAAGGCGCCAGTGGTCTTGAAGTAGATCGAGGTACATTAGATGATGCCTATCTACTGTGGCAAGAATCAGACGATACTTGGAATTTTAAAGTTGGTGACGGTTACGGTTCCAGCAAGGTTAGATTAACTCAACTGTTAACTAATTCAGATACAGTAAATCCGTCAACTGGAAGAGCCGGAGATCTTACTCTCATAGGTACAGGAGCGGGAGTAGTTTCAGTCAAAGGTACGTTGAATTACGAATTAAATGTCGTTGACGAAGATGATGTCCCTAATAAAAAATATGTAGATGATGCGATTCAAACTAACCCAACCTTCCAGATATTAAGAGGTGATACTCGTGTTTCTGCTTTTGATACGGGACAACCTCTCAACCCCGGGCTGTTTCCTATTGGACCATACGGTGTACAACCTAGTCAAAGCCAGGTATCTGTAGTAGTCGATGATCTCATAGTTGCAGAATATTTCAGCAATCAGGTTAAATTTGCAGGACTGCAATTTTTCACAGAAGATCCTACCAATCCTCTAACGGGGTTGACACCGGATGCTGCAGTCATACAAACGGTCAACAGTGGTGCTAATTT